CGGTTCACAACTGGCCGGAGGCCTGAACTGCTCGTGCCACAGGTTGGGCAGCGCATTTGTCGCGAACCACAGCATGCTGACACCCTGAGGCGGTCTTCCTTCCAGGATGTCCATCACGGTAGATGGATCGAGCAGCGTCATCCGCAGCAGTTCATTGACTGTGCTCGGATGCAGTCCCTCCAGCTTGGCAATTTCGGATCCGCTGCCGACCTCACTGGCATCCAGCAGACGCTGCCAGTAATGGGCTCGGGCCAGCCCCTGGAACAGGGTCAGATGACTGCTCTGATCCAGGCAGGAGCCAGCCAGATGCCCTTCGGCCGTCTCGGGCGGCATCAGCAAGGTTTTGCGGCCCGGGCGCCGCTTGAGCTTGAATGGCCCACGCGTGGAAATCCGCAGCTCACTCCCATCCGCGCTCTTGCTCAGGGTCATTCCGTTCATGCGTGCATCTCCATTTCCAATTTGTCTGCACCTACCGTTCTGGGCTTCATGGCCTCGAGCAGGGGCAACCACTCATGGGTGCGCCAGCTGACCTCGATCGTGTCGTCGTCGTGCAGCGTGACCCGCTCGACCAAGCTGCGGATGATGTGGCTTTTGACCTGATCAAAGTAGCTGTCCCAGATTTGCGCGGTGCGCTGCAGGATCAGTACGACAGCCTGGGATTCGGGAATGCCAGGGTTGAAGGTCTGTATCTGGTGCCAATATTTGTTGAGCATCGAGCCTGAGCGCAGGAAATCCAGAACCTGTCGCGTGACCTCTTGCTCCACCGGTTCGGCGGGTTGATTGGAAATATTGCTCTGGCTGGCACCTTCGTGCATTTTCCGGTTGTGCACGTAGTAGCGGTAGACCTTTCCGGATTTCTTCTGTGTGGCCATCGGCAGGTACAGATCCCCGCCTGGGCTGTAGATCAGGCCGCGTAGCAGGAACTGTGTGCGTGCCTTCAGGGACCAGGTGGCCTGGGTCTTCTCTTCGCTGGTGCGCACCATCAACTGTTGCACCTTGTCCCATCGGGTTTGATCGATCAGGGGCTGGTGGGCACCGGCAAAGTACTGGCCCTTGTGCGCCAGCATGCCCAGATACACCCGGTTCTGCAAAATCTTGTACAGCGACTGCTTGCAAAAGTTCCGCCCCGTCTTGGTCAGGTGATTTTGTTCCTTCATTTGCTGGACCATCTGCGTGGTCGATCCCGTGCTGGCGTAGGTGTCAAAAATCCAGTTCACGGTCTCTGCCTCCTTCGGATCGATCAGCAGCAACCGGTTCTCCACGCGATAACCCAGCGGCACGGGGCCACCCATCCACAGGCCCTTGCGTTTGGAGGCGGCAATCTTGTCGCGGATGCGCTCGCCGGTCACCTCGCGTTCGAATTGGGCAAACGACAGCAGCATGTTGAGCATCAAACGCCCAGTCGAAGTGGCCGAGTTGATCTGCTGGGTCACCGAGCTGAAGTTGACCTGGTGCTTGTCAAAGACCTCCACCATCTTGGCAAAGTCGGCCAATGAACGCGAGAGGCGGTCGATCTTGTAGACCACCACCATGTCAATCCGTCCGGCCTTGATATCCGCCATCAGGCGTTTGAGCCCCGGACGCTCCATGTTCCCGCCCGAGTAACCCGGGTCTTCATAGGTGTCCTGCACCGGCACCCAGCCCTCATCGCGCTGGCTCATAACAAAGGACAGGCCCGACTCACGCTGGGCATCGATCGAGTTGAAGGACTGGTCCAGCCTTTCGTCGGAGGAGACGCGGCAGTACACCGCACACCGTTTGGGCGTTGGCATGTTCATGCAGCCCCCGTGGATTTGAGGCCAAAGAAGGACGGTCCGGACCATTGCGTTCCGGTGATGGTTTTGGCGATTGCGGACAAGCTGCCGTAAATCTGGCGGTTGTATTCATAGCGGCCATCGGCCAGCACCAGCACCCTGTACTCCTTGCCGTCGAATTCCCGCACTAGGGTGGCCCCCGGCATGGCCACCGCTTTGGCCGGGGTCTTGCTCTTGATCTTGGAGAGGTGCTGGCCATAGTCGGCCAGTCTTTCCTGGGTTGATTGCGGTAAAGAGCCAAAGGCCAGTTCTTGGAGTCGGTAGGCCAGCCGCGATGTCAGGAAGTTTCGGTTGGGATGGGCCGGGCGGCGCGAGAAGTGCATATCCCAGAGCTGCCAGAGCTCGGACATTTTGAGGTCGTGTAGGTCGGCAACCTGGCGCTGGACGGCATCGAGCTTGTCTTGGCTGCGCTGCTCGCGCGGGGTAATGGATCGGGGCTTCATGGGTGAACTCCTTGTTCTGTAGACGGGTTCACATTCACGCTCTGCCAGGCATGGGAGTCGACGAATTCATCAAGGTCAGTGGCGTAAACCTGACTGCTGTGGGCTTCGGTCAGCTGCTTGTGTTGATCGACGGCGCCATGGGCCATCAATTCGCTGATCTGCGATAGGGAAAGAAAACCGCTCTTTTCGGAGCGCTTTCCGGCGTGGCTTGTGGAGGGGTTCAGAGGGGCTGTCATGGCTGGGACTTCGTGGATAAAACTGTCCACAAATCGTAGGAGCGAACCCCTCCAGCTGTAACGTGTTTTAGGGGGACACGAGCTGGAGAAGCGCATCAATCCGTGATTTTTTTGGCCGACTGCCTTGATCCATGAGCCTGCCAGCGGCGGTTTTGACAAAACTGCCAAAAGCTGTATATTTGTCCAGCAATCCGGCAAAACTCACACCCAGCCCCAGACCACCGAGGTCAGGGGTTGAGACGCCTCATTGCCGAAACATAAACAACGACAAAGGAGACCTTCAATGAGCAGACCTCAGACCTACGCCGACATCCTGTTGCACCTGCCTGTCGACGACACCCTTAAAACCTTCATGCAGCGCCATGCCTTGCCTTTGCCCGAGGGCTGGATGTGGGATGACACGGTCCACACTTCCAGACGACTGGCCGGACTCATCCAGGGCCATCCGGTGGTGCCCATGCGCGACCGCATCGTGGCTGGCTTGCACGCCAGCACACTGCTGGCCCACCCCCTGGGCAAGCAGGCCATGTTTCAGGTTGCGCACGACAGGCCGTCGGAGCTGATGGCGCTGATCGCCTGCAAAAGCGATCTGCACCGCGCGTTTTGGTTGTACGTTCACCACCCGGCGCTGTTTGAGTCGGCGGCCGAGATCGAGTACCTGGACCATCACGGGCAGCAAGCCCAGCAGCACGATCTGGGCATCAAGCGTGCCATCCACCGCGACGAGGCTTCGATAGCAGCCTTCGGTGAGGCCATCAAAGGGTTCTACCAGCGGGAGCTGGGTTGCGGCGAGGTCTGCGTGGTCAACGTGCTCGACCGGGCGCAAGGTACGCAGCTGGTCTCCATCCATGCCAAGGACATGGCAACGGCCAAGCTGGAGTTCGAAGGCGGCCAGTTACAGCGGCGTGTGGGCAGTCCCAACATTCACATGGTGCTCGAGTACGCTCAAGCCACCGGAGTGGCTCGCACCATCATCCGTGGCGGGGCCAAATACCACGCCATGCTCTGCGAAGCCTTTGCCCGGCACATGCTGGGTGTGGATGCCGATGCGCAGCGCATTCAGACGCCACGCCTGAACCTGTCGAGCCTGCGCCTGGGGATGAACATTCCACGGGCAATCGAGGATGGATTTGTGGGCCTGCAGGTCAAGAGTGTGACGGTAGTCAGCGATTGCGGCCAGCTCAAGCTCGAATGCACCGCCAGTGCTGCGACTGCGGGCAGTGAGCAGCGCTGCGTGACCGACTTGCTGGCTCAGTATTTCGGAGCAGAAAACCCGCTCACCCGTGGCTGGGCGATCCAGGCGGCGATCCTCAATTTTTGCCTTGCGCCGATGCAGGGCAAAAGCCGACGACAAGTGCTCAGCGTGGAGCTCACAAGCAAGGGGCGGCTGAACCTGCACAAGTTCGATGAAAAACTGCGCGCGCAACTCGAGGGCTATCTGGTTGAGCTGGGCATTCTCAATGAGCGCCAGGTGTTCAAGCCTGATCGAGAGCAGGGAGCGCAGTCGCTTGTGACCACCGACTTGTTTGTTTGAGGTGCAGATGGCGTCTACACCCAACCAACAAGCCATGAGCCTCATGGCCCTGCTGTTCGTGCGTGGCGGGTTTTTTGCGGAGATCAGCCTGCATGAAGGCGAGGTTTGCGCCCTTGGCGTTCTCAAGCAGGCCAAGGCCGTGATCGCCGGGGCGGCCAATACCAGCGATGCCTTGTGCGGGTTTTGTGGTCTGTATCGCGGGCCGATTTTTAGAAGCAGTGAGGGGCTAATGGTTCAGTGCCCTGACTGTGGTCCGTATGGATTGGACCCGGCCAGTCAGCGCAACTGGAAAATCGATGATGACTGGCTGATCCGCAAATTGCGCGCTGCCATGGACATCGCACCGCATGCATCCGTCACCCTCATCGCCGATGGGGTCTGGGAGATCGGCCGGTACAAGAAGCGGCCCGTGGTACTGGCGCGCCGGATTGATCTGGTGGAGCGCCATGGGTTGCGGATATTCCATGGACCACAGCCTCGGCGCCAAAGCTGGGTGATCACGCCCAGGCCTTTGGGGAAAATGCCTGCGGATCCATTGGCAGGAACGGCCATCTGGTGGCAGTTGGAAGACAGGTTCGCCCTGCATGGCATGTCGTTACGGCTGCTTGCCGGGGAGCAGAATGTGGCTATTGACCCAACGGATGACGTCACTCCGGCCGCCGTCCACGGACCGTTCAGCGAGGACTTCATGTGGGTGCATCTGGATGACTGGCCACATGGCCCGATTCGATTGTCTGAAGCGCAGGCACGCCTGTTTTCTGCGCTCTGGGCGCACCGGCATCAGGCGCAGTCGGCGGAGTTCCTCATGCGGGAAGCGGGGCTGGACAGTGCGCGGCCGATCGATGTGTTCAAGATCAAGGCGGCAAACCGTGGGGATCCGAGCTATGAAGGGCCACTGCATGTCTACGAAGCACTGGTCATGCGCCAGCGTCGGCATGGCTTGTATCGCTTGGTGCTATCGGTTGATCAGGCTTTGTAGCTGGGCGCAGGCGGAGATGACTTCGTCAAAGCTGGGCTGGTGCGTGGAGAGCAAGCCATCTTCCAGCATGGCGGCATAGTCTTTTTTGAGTGCTTCGAGCGCATGCCCGTCGGGGATGATCTGAATTCCAGCGCTGACCGCTGCTCTGTAGTTAATCGGTGCCTTGTCGACATCTTTTTCGGCAAAGAACATCGACTTGTGTTCAGCCACTGCGTGGGCCAGTTCGAGATCCGTGATCGCCTTTTGGGCATGTCCCGAGTTGGCCATGGCGGCCAGGTCGTACCAGTGCCTTGAATAGCGTTCGCCACGCAGTCGGCCCTGCTTGCAGTACACATGTGCTGCCGTGGCTTTCTCCCAGAAAGTCCGTTCGGCGGCCATCACCAAAGGTTGCGCCGTCGGGAATTCAATTCCATTGATGGCCGGTGCCATGTCGCATGCGACGTTATGGCGCTGGTGCGGTTCACCCGTGGCTCGTCCACCAAACTCCAGCTGAATGGTGGATGGCGCATAGCCGGTGCCTACCTTGATGGGCTCATATGCCAGGATGAGTTTTTCCTGCTCATTGCCAGCAAGTGTCAGACTGGCACGCAGTCCATCACGCTCAAGGGCGGACAGCAGGATCGGAACCACTTCGCCCTCAATCCACTGGGGCAATCGTTCGCGAACCCGGTCAGTGATCTTTTTGGCCTGACTCGATGAGGCGGGAATTGGGTTGCCATCGCGCAGTAGATCCGGAACCACTTCGCGGATGTCGTAGGTCAGGTCAATGTCTTCGGAGAACCGATCGATGATCTTGTAGACCTTGGACAGCGAGGTGCCGCCTTTGAAGGTCAGTTTTTCCGCAAGGGCTGACCCATAGATGGCAGACAGGGTCCAGACGACCCAGATGTCTTTTTCCAGAAGGTGAGGCGGGCGTCCGGTCTGAGCGGCAGCCACTTCGAGTGCTTCAGCCTGGTCTTCGCGGCTGAGGGTGAACCATGAATCAGCCAATGGCCACCTCGCTTACTGCTTTGGCCATCCAGCTGGGCAATCCCGCACGAGCTTGGCGCATGGCCTCCCATTCCTGGCTGGGCAGTTTGCTCCTGAGCACTTGCAAAACCTTGGGCGCTTGTTCGGGGCCAAACCACATGAGCGCACGGATGGCTTTGCCAGCTGGGCGCTTGCCCAGCAGCATCTGCCAGCGGTTGCCGTGCTTGAGTTCCACCTCCCGGTTCCCCAGTTTCAGTCGCCGGGAAGGGCCAGAGGTCAGGTAGACCTCGCGTGTGGGCACCTGTGTGGTCAAGCCCAGCGCATTGGCCTCGGCAGCGCCGCTGGCCACCACAGTCTCCCCACTGGTGGACTCGATCGCTTCCACCACGGATTCGGTCGAGGGCGGACGCACGCCAAAGCGGCCCTGAACCGGCAGGGCGTAAGCGCCACGACCAACCCTGAGCAGCAGGCCTTCACGTGCCAGACGGGAGAGGGTCTGGTCAATCGCAGCCCGAGAGCCCAGGTGCAGGAACTCCTTGGGCGAGAGCAGCCCTCCCTCGGGGAGGGATTGCGCTTGCGAGAGGATGGATTGGGCAAGTTGGCTCATGGCTTGGCTCTGTTGTCAGAAGTTTACTTTATTTTCTGACAAAAAGGCAAGCCAGGGCCAACTCGGGAGGGGGACGGACAGGTCGGCCGGGCATTAAAGAACTGGAGATATCGCCAAAGTTCTTTATTCAGTTCCTTATCAGTTCTTTATTGATTTCCTGAAATAGCAGCGTTGTCCCTCAACTCTTGAAAGGAGTCACCATGCTGCTAGCAACACCAGCACGTTCAGCGCCAGCACTACCAAAAGCGCTGGCAATCCTGCCCCCACCACCCCCAAAGTTCACCCTGAGTGAGGCTGACCTGGCCTCGCGCTGGAGCATGAGTCCCAAGACGCTGCAGCGCTGGCGCATGGAGGGGCGAGGTCCGAGCTACCTGAAGATGGGCAAGCGGGTGAACTATTCGCTCAATGCCGTGATCGCCTTTGAAAGCTGCATCCAGCACGTCTCCACGTCACAGCGTGACCTCAATGGTGGGGGCGACGTATGAACCACCTTCAATTGCAACAGGCGGCGTTGCCAGACCTGTCCGTGAGCCAGATCAGCCGTCTGCCCAAAGACCAGCTGGCCCATTTCAGCAATGCGGTGCAGCAACTCCAGGACTGGACTGAGCAGATGCGCGGGCGGATCAACCGGGCCATGGAAATCCGCTACGCCGAGCAGATGCGCCATGCGCAGACCCTGGGCCAGGACGAGGCGGCCAGGTTCCGCATCGATGACGGTGACCTGCAAATCGATGTTTCCAACCCCAATGAAATCGTCTGGGATCAGGACCACCTGTCCCAGATCGCCGAGCGCATGGTCGTGGCCGGTGACCGGGTGCAGGACTTCATGCAGGTCCAGTTCTCGGTGAGCGAGCAGGACTACGCCCGTTGGCACCCGTTGCTGCGCGCGGCTTTCCAGCCAGCCCGCAAGGAGCTGATCACTGAACCGACCTTCCAGATCCGCTGGGTGGGAGAAGTCCAGCTCTGAGCCGGGTTTCGCCACAACGCACTTCACAACCTCAATTCACAGAAATTTCAAAAATGAACCACGATACCTACGACCAGGCCGCAGCCTATGGCCACCCCTCCATCCATGACGCACCGGGCGGCTGGAGTGATTTCAATGATGCCGAAGCCCAGCAAGGCGAGTTCAACCTGATCCCCAAGGGCACGCAAGCCCTGGTGCGTATGGCCATCAAACCGGGTGGCCATGACGACGCCAGCAGGGGCTGGACGGGCGGCTATGCCACGGCCTCGGACGAAACCGGCGCAGTGTTCCTGTCCTGCGAGTTTGTGCTGCTCACAGGGCCTTTTGCCAAGCGCAAGATATGGAGCAACGTCGGCCTGCACTCCAACAAGGGGCCGACCTGGGCGCACATGGGGCGCAGCTTCATCAAGGCGGTGCTCAACAGTTCGCGCAACATCCATCCCGACGACAAGTCGCCCGAGGCGCAGCGTGCCCGTCAAATCCGCAGCTTCGGGGATCTGGATGGGGTAGAGTTCGCCGCGCGCATCGGCATCGAGAAAGACGGCAGGGATGAGCACCGCAACACCATCCGGCTGGTGATCGAGCCGGACCACCAGGACTACGCACAGCTGATGCAGGTCAGGAATCAGCGAGAAGGTGGCACCGGTGGTGGAGGTGGCGGCCATGGCTCGGGCAGTGCACCAGCCGTTGCAATCCCCATGTCAGCGGCACCAGCGGCGCCAGCCCCACAGAATGGCTATGCGCCGCGCCCGGGCAGTGCGCAAGGCCGTCCGGCATGGGCACAGTGATGGCAGGGCTGCATGAAATGCTGGGTGTGCTCCCGTCAAGCCAGGGGCTACGGCCATGTGGATGTCCGCTTCAAGGTGGGGCATCCCAGGCGGTACCCGATCGACTGGGTGTTTTGCTCCATGCGCTGCCAGGCCTGCTTTCATCGGCTGTACGTGGCCGGTGTCCGCGCGCTCGAGCGCGATGGGCACTTGCCCAATCCGTCACCGGAGGCCAGCGTGATTGATCCAAGCGATACCGAACTGGCCGCCATGCAGCAATGCCTCAAGCCACTGGGTGAAGCTGCCAGCGAGATCGGGATGGATCGACCTCTGGCCAGCTACACCGAACACGAAGCCCTCAGGCTGATCAATGCGGTGGTCACGACCTATGTCGAGGCCATGGTGCAGGAACACGAACGCAGCAAGTTCCCCAGCGTTCGCATGCAACTGGATGTTCAGCCACCGCGCTGATCACTTCCTCCTCGACTCATTTTTTTAACCAATAAATGCGGGCGGTTCACGCCGCCTGCAGGGATGACTTTTTCATGAAAACCCAAAAACAAACGAATTCACTATCGCTGTGGGCAGCTCCAAAGACGCGTGACGCATTCCACGAGCCGCTCATCACGGGCGAACAGATCGCTGTGGCTTTGAACCTGCCGCTGTACTACTTCAACGACAGACGCAAGCGCGCTGACATGGGCATTCCGTACTACTGCATCAACCGCATGGTGCGCTTCCGGATTGGGGAGGTGCACAAGTGGCAGGTGGAGTACACGGCCAAGCAGCGCGCGCGCACCCAGAGCGCGACCGCAACCGTGGTGGGAGGCGTCCATGCTTGATTTCAATGATGCAAACAGTGGACAACGAAGCAAGGCGCCTGGGGATGGCACCACGGCAGCGCTGGAGAAAGACACCATTCGCACAGCCCTCAATTTACGGCTGGAGCGGCTGGTTCTGGACATCTGGCCCACGGGCAAGCAGCGCCAGAACAAGTACCTGGTCGGGGATGTGCTGGGTGGACCGGGTGATAGCCTGGAGCTGCTGCTCTCGGGCGCCAAGGCCGGTCTGTGGACGGATCGGGCAACAGGGGAGGGTGGTGACATCTTCGACCTGATTGCCCGCTACTACAGCCTGGATGCACACACCCAGTTTCCGCAAGTCCTGGATCGCGCACGCGAGTGGCTGGGCCGAGTCTCGGCCACCCCTGCCAATGCTTCAGCCAAAAGCAAGGCCAAAGCGCCTGCCGTGGATGAGCTGGGACCAGCAACCGCCAAATGGGATTACCGGGACGCCAGCGGCAAGCTCATCGCTGTGGTGTACCGCTACGACCCCGAGCCCGGGCGCAAGGAGTTTCGGCCCTGGGATGTGCTGCGTCGCAGGATGACGCCGCCCGAGCGCAGGCCGCTGTACAACCAGCCGGGCATGCTCAAGGCCGAGCAGGTGGTGTTGGTGGAGGGTGAGAAATGTGCACAGGCCCTCATCGATCTGGGCGTGTGCGCCACCACGGCCATGCACGGTGCCAATGCCCCTGTGGACAAGACCGATTGGTCGCCCTTGAAGGGCAAGCATGTGCTCGTCTGGCCAGACCGGGACAAGCCGGGGTGGATCTATGCGGACCAGGCCTCGCAGGCAGTGATGCAGGCGGGGGCCACATCGTGTGCCATCCTGCAGCCCCCAGACGGAGATCCCGATGGGTGGGATGCGGCCGATGCCGTGCTTGACGGCTTTGACGTTGCCGGCTTTCTGGCTGTGGGCGAAAGGATGCCTGTGGTCATGTCGGTTGATCCGAATGTCCCTGTGGCACTGATCGATGGCATGGACTACACGACCGAAGATGGTCTGGCCACGGCCTTCACGTACCAGTTTGCTGAGGATTGGCGCTATTGCGCGCCATGGAGCAAATGGTTTGTATGGAACGGCGTGCGCTGGAACATCGACAAGTCCCTGTATGTGCTGCACCTCTCGCGCCTGATTTGCCGCACGGCTGCCGGGCATGCGGATGTGGCCAAGGTCAAGAGTCGCCTGTCCAGTTCGGGCACCATCTCTGCCGTCGAGAGACTCGCGCGGACCGATCCACGGCACACCGCCAGGGTCGAAAGTTGGGATGCGTATGCGTGGCTGCTGAACACGCCCGGTGGCATCGTTGATCTGCGCACCGGCGCGCGTGGACCGCACGACCGCCATCGCCTCATGACCAAGGTGACCACAGCCACACCTCGGGGGCAATGCCCTGTCTGGCTCAATTTCCTGGACAACGTCACGGGAGGCGATGAGGAACTGCAGAACTACCTGCAGCGCGTGGTGGGCTACTGCCTGACCGGCGACGTGAGCACCCATGCACTGTTCTTCCTGTACGGCACAGGGGCAAATGGCAAGTCGGTCTTCGTGAACGTGATCTCCACGGTGCTGGGCGACTATGCGGCCAACGCACCCATGGACACCTTCATGGAGTCGCGTTCGGACCGGCACCCCACCGATCTGGCGGGTCTGCGTGGTGCACGCTTTGTCTCGGCCACCGAAACGGAGCAGGGCAGGCGCTGGAACGAGTCCAAGATCAAGGCGATCACGGGCGGTGACGACATCACGGCGCGCCTGATGCACCAGGACTTTTTCACCTACACGCCGCAGTTCAAGCTGCTCATTGCGGGCAACCACAAGCCAGCGATCCGCAACATCGACGAGGCCATGCGCCGCCGCATGCACCTGATCCCCTTCACGATCACGGTGCCTCCAGAAAAGCGCGACCCGTTGCTCACCGAGAAGTTGCTGGCCGAGCGTGACGGGATCATGGCCTGGGCCGTGCAGGGCTGCCTGCTGTGGCAGCAGCACGGCCTCACGCAACCCCAATCGGTGATGGCGGCCACCGAGGAGTATTTCGAGGCCGAGGACGCCATGGGTCGGTGGATCAGCGAGCGCTGCAAGCAAGGCGCCAACGACACGGCGCTGACGGCCACGCTCTTCAACGACTGGAAGCAATGGTCCGAAATCAGTGGCGAGTACACGGGCACGCAGCGCCGGTTTTCTGATGCCTTGCTGGCCAGGCGGTTCGAGAAGTGGCGCAACTCCATGGGTGTGCGCGGCTTTCGGGGCATTGACCTCAAGCAGCCCACTTCCTTGCCCTCGCGGTCCTATCCCTACAACGATGATTGAGAGGCAAATCCAATGAAAAAGATTTCAGATATCGGCTTTTCGACACGACAGACGAGTCATTACATTGGTTTGTCTCGCGGGCGCGCAGGCGCAGACAAAGACAAGCAATGTTATGTACCGTCTTTTGTGTCGCCAACCATGTCAAACCCGGCCAGGGCCGGTTTTGACTTCCCAGCGGCGCATCGGAATATTTCGTTTGGAGGGCAGGTATGAAGATCCCTCCAGCACGTTACCCATCGCCCCTTGGGCAGATGCAGGCCACGCCCATGGACGTCGAAGCGACCAAGCGCCAGGGATGGCGCGAGCAGCACATCCTGGTCATCTCCCATGATGACGAGCGCCTGGACTTTCTGGAGCGCCAGCTCATCCGCTCCATTGGCGAGCGACTCTATGGCGATCGGCTTTCTGGCCAGCGGCCAGCGCAGACCAGGGGAGGTGGCCATGGTTGAAGCCTGGACAGTCGAGACGGTGGCCGACCGGTTTGTCGATGCGGCCAGAACCGCCAGGCGCCTGCCACGTGTGGCGGTGCAGGGCTACGCCAGTACCTGGCCCATCGTGATCCTGCCAGGCGATGCCTATCCGGATCCGCACAAGGTGTACCGATTGCCGCCCCCGTCCCCACAGGATGTGGAGCGCATGCTCGAAGTGATGCGCTGGGTGCAGTTGCTCGAGCTCGATGAGCGCCACCTGGTGTGGATGCGGGCCAAGCGCTTTGACTGGGTGGAGATCAGCAAGCGCTTTGCCTGTGACCGCACCACGGCGTGGAGACGGTGGAAGCGGGACATGCAGATGGTGGCCGATCTGCTCAACCGGCAGGCTCAGAGGGTCAAACCCTGAGCCATTCCAACTGGAGAGGGAATTAGCGTGTTTTGGCGGCAATGAGCGGCGCTATTCGAATTGGAGGGCGAATGCGCGGTTTTTGGTGCCAAAACACGCTGCAACATTTCGGCGATTTGCGGCTACATTTTCATCTACGGTCGACAAAGGTGCGTGAGCAGCAATGGCTTCGCACCAGACCTATCGAAAGACTTCGATTTCTCCGGACTCCTGGTACTCCACCAGCTTTTCCAGCGGCATGTAAACGGTCGGCTTTCCCTCGCGGAGCACTTCCAGTCGGCCATGAATTTCTGATCCCACTTCGTAAGTCCCTGCAACCAGCGGCGTAAAGCCTGCTCCGGATGCTGTGGCCTCAGTCGGGCTTTTGCGGGCCAGAACCCCGCGAACTACTTTGATTTGCACTGCAGAACATTCTCGTTTTGCGGTCGATTTTACCGGTCACCCCCATGAATCATCCTGAGATCCGAATGGTCCCAGTGGACGCGCTCGTCCCCTACGCACGCAATGCCCGAACCCACAGCGATGCCCAGGTGGCACAGATCGCGGCCTCGATCACCGAGTTCGGCTGGACCAACCCGATCCTCACGGACGGTGACAAGGGCCTGATTGCTGGCCACGGTCGCTTGATGGCTGCGCGCAAGCTCGGTCTCAAGGATGTGCCGGTTATTGAGCTGGGGCACCTGACCCCCGAGCAGAAGAAGGCCTACATCCTGGCCGACAACCGGTTGGCCGAGAACGCGGGCTGGGATGACGAGCTCTTGAAACTGGAGTTGGCCGAGCTCAAAGCGGCCGACTTCGATCTGGACCTGATGGGTTTCACCGACATAGAGCTCGAAGAGCTGCTCAACGGTGACGAATCAGGCGGTGGTTTGACTGAGGATGATGCAATCCCAGAAGCACCAGTAGATCCTGTTTCCAAACCTGGGGACTTGTGGATTCTCGGCAACCACCGCCTCCTTTGTGGCGACTCGACGGTCCTGTCGGATGTGGAGCGCCTCATGGGTGGCCAACTGGCCGACATGGCCTTTACCGATCCGCCTTACAACGTGGACTACGGCAACAGCGCCAAGGACAAGATGCGCAGCAAAGACCGGCGCATCATGAATGACGATCTGGGTGAGGGCTTCTTCCAGTTCCTGTACGACGCCTGTCTGAACCTGCTCCTGGTCACCAAGGGTGCCTGCTACGTGTGCATGAGCTCCTCGGAACTGCACACCCTGCAAAAGGCCTGGATCAAGGCAGGGGGCAAGTGGTCCACGTTCATCATTTGGTCCAAGAACACCTTCACGCTCGGTCGCGCGGATTACCAGCGCCAGTACGAGCCCATCCTGTATGGCTGGAAGCAGGGCTCGGACCACTTCTGGTGCGGCGACCGGGACCAGTCGGACATCTGGAACTACAACAAGCCTCGGGTCAATGACCTGCACCCGACCATGAAGCCGGTCGAGCTGGTCGAGCGGGCCATCAAGAATTCATCGAAGAGCCGAGACATCGTGCTGGACCTGTTTGGAGGTTCCGGCACCACCCTGATCGCCAGTGAAAAGACCGGGCGTCAGGCCCGCCTCATTGAACTCGATCCCAAGTTCGTGGACGTGATCATCAAACGCTGGGAGGACTACACCGGCCAGCAGGCGGTGCGTGAAGACGACGGGTTGAAGTTTTCTGAGGCAAGCGAAAAAGCGCTTCCTGATCCAGCTGTCCAATGACGGTGGCCCACATCTGCTTGCGTCAAAATCACGGGTAAGTCCAAGCCATGGGCTTTTTCAAACCATGACCTCAGACCGGCATGTTCAATCTTCACTGCACCAAGAAGCTTCTCGATCGCATCAAACCAGAGGTTCAAACTCCTCGGCACGGATCAACTCGTCTTGGCAGTTGGTATGCCACGGCGCTGTTTTGGAAACCTCAAATGGCACTTGTGGTCAATGAGCGAACGCTCTTGCCCGTGCTGCTGCCATTGGCGCCAGCGGCAACGCTTGCGCAGCGATTCCCGGTAGCGTTGCGAGAGGTCCTGCGAGCGCTGGACACGCCAGGCGAATTTATTGATTCGGAAATCGATGGCATGAGTGAGGTGGTCTATGCCAAGACTGCCAACCGAAGCGTACTGGGCGTGATGAACGAGTTTGCGTTCTTGGCAGAGGGCTACCGTGACCAAGATGGATCAGTCGACCCAGTTGCGTTGTCCCTCAAATTGGCAGGCACACCCTGTGGCCCTCTCTACAAAGGCGCTGTCTTTCCGGACAAGGCCCTGCGTGAGCTGGTCCATGGCGGACCGATTCATTGACTGATCATTCGCTCGTACCCAACAAATCAACCCAATCGAGCAACGTACCTTGCGTAGTCGCCACCAGACGGATCAATAAAAAGGTACGGACGGCCAGGAGCGTGAACCTCGACACACAAGCGGCCATTGCCGATATAGCCGCCTTTGCCCTTTAGCCAGTCACGTGACTTGTAGAGGCTCATCGCAAAGCCATCGAACTCTTCAGGAGTCATTTCCCGGGTATCGGAGACGTAGACCGTGTAATCGCCGCAAGCGGCAATGTCTGTGATGTCAGCGGGTTTGCGGCCAAAGGGAAGTTGGATGCTGAGTTCTTCGACTTCGATGCTGTTGCCATCAAAGTTGACAGTCATTGGCTTGCGTTCGATCGTGATGGTCATGGTTTTCATGTGAGCCTCAAACGGTTGGGGTGGTGATGCGGTAGACGCGGTCTGTGCCGGTCTGCTTCTCTGAGGTGATCTCCAGCCCCAGTTTCTTTTTGAGCGCGCCTGCCATCGCGCCGCGCACCGTGCGGACCTGCCACCCTGTGGCCTTGGTCATCTGAGGCAACGTAGCGCCCTCGGCGCGGCTGAGCAGCTCGATCAGCAGGGCCTGCTTGGTGCCTTCACGAGTTGTGCGTGATTGCTCAGTGGTGATGCCAATCTCTTGCAATCCTGTGGCTGTGGCCAGGTACACCTCGGGCTCTGACGCGCTGGCCTCAATCAGCTGTGCGTTGCGCATGGCCGTGAGCACCTTGATGCGTGCACCACCCTTGAGGGTGTCGGGGAAGTTGGTCAGTTTCTTTTGAGGATGCTGCGCAGCGGCTTCAAGCAGCGCGCGTTGAGTGTCCGTGAGTTTCATTGTTTGCCTTTCGATGTTGTTGATGTGTTTTTTGCTGCTTCGATCCCTGCGGCGTAAGCAGCCTCCAGTGCGCCCTTGATGGACCAGACTGCGACGTCGTGGAAGTCCAGGCGATCACGGTGCTGGGTCTCCAGCGTTTCGATGAACAAGTGCTCTTTGGCGATCTGCTCCAGCAGCTTGTTCAGGTCCTTGTTTTGTTTCATTGGGTGATTCCTTTCGTTAATCCAATGTGATGGATTGACGCTCTGAATCAAGATGAAGCCAAGTCAATTTTTCGAGCTGTCGCTTATTCCTTGAAAGACGATTGAGATGCCGCGAAGTGCGCCCACTCCATGCAGATATCCGGGTTGTGCGCAGGTGCTGAATGTGCCCGGCTACTGCCCCAATCACCAGCCCCAAGTGCACCGTGAATACGGGCGTGCGCGGCGTGGGTTCGACACCGAGCTGGGCTTCTATCAATCAGCCAGGTGGCGCAACACTCGTGCAGCGGTGCTACGGGATAACCCGCTTTGCTGCAGGTGCCAGGCTAAGGGAGTGATCCAGCCAGCCAAGGTGGTTGATCACATCGTTCCGGTGAAGCTTGGCGGTGAGCGCTTTGAGCGAGCGAACCTGCAGAGCCTGTGCGTTCCCTGTCACAACGCCAAGACCGCCTCAGAGACGGCATCCCTGCGCAACCAGGCCCCGTCCTGAGGGGGTAGGGGGTCTGAATCTCTACAGACTGGCGCCCAAGATGCGTGCGCTTGCGCAAATTTTTGTGCGTGCAAATTGAACAAGGGGGGGTATCCCCTTTTCCAAAGACTCTGCGCAGCAAAGGCCGTGCATCAAATGAACATCAAACCAAGCGGGTGATTTATGGGCGGACGCAAGCCACTGCCGACTCAAGTCAAGCAGATCAAGGGGACCTTGCAGCCATGCCGGACCAACTACCACGAGCCCATCCCAGAGGGCTTGCTGGTCGAGCCTCCGGACTACATGCCTGAGGGTGCCAAGGCTGCCTGGCGCTACGCGCTTGAATGTGCGCCGCCCACCCTGATTCGCAAGCTGGACATGTCCGTGCTGGAGATCTGGGCCTGCGCGGCAGACTTGTACCGACAGGCCCAGGCGGGTATCGGCAAAACGGGGCTCTTGGTGAAGGCGCCCCACAGCGGTGTGCCCATGCAGTCGCCGTACCTGGCCATTGCCAACAAGCAGGCACAGATCATGACCAAGGCTGCGATCGAGATGGGGTTCACGCCTGCATCGCGTTCGCGCATCTCCATTCCAAACGAGCGACCGGGCGAAGAGCTCGATCTCTGGGAGGACATTGTTGGGTAGAACCGATGAGCACATACGCTGCGAGCGCCAAACAATATGCACAGCGCGTCGTATCGGGAGAGATCCTGACCTGCGAGTGGGTTCAGAAGGCCTGCAAGCGTCAACTTGATGACCTGATCCGCTTCAAACGAAAGAGCAGCATCTACCAGTTCAACCCGGAGCTGCTTGACCGGTACGGCAGGCCTTACAGACCAGCCGACAACTTGTGCGCTTTCATTGAGCGCCTGCCTCACGTCAAAGGGCCTCTGGCCAGCCGGATGATTGTTCTGGAGCCATGGCAGGTGTTCATCCTGTCCACGGTATTCGGATGGGTCAAATCGGACGGCAAGCGCCGTTTCAGGCGGTCGTACATCGAGGTGCCAAGGGGCAATGCCAAGTCCACGCTGTCATCGGCGGTGGGTCTGTACATGCTGGCGGCCGACCGCGAGGGCGGCGCCGAGGTGTACTCGCTGGCCACCACCCGCGATCAGGCTCGCATCGTATTTGGCGATGCCCAGACCATGGCGCGCCTGAGCCCGGGATTCAGGAATCGATTCGCGGTGAACGTCGGTGCGCACAACATGCATGTGCTTCAAACGGGCTCCAAGTTTGAGGCACTCTCTGCTGAGGGCTCCACGCTGGACGGTCTGAACATCCACTTCGGTTGTATTGACGAACTGCACGCCCACAAGACCCGAACGGTCTATGACGTTGTGGAAACCGGCACCGGCAAGAGGGACAACTCCCTGCTGTGGGTGATCACCACGGCTGGCAGCAACCGCTCAGGGATTTGTTACGAGGTCAGGAGCTTTGTCACCAAGCTGCTCAACCGAGTGTTCGAAGACGACTCTCAGTTCGGGATCATTTACGGCCTCGATGAAGGCGACGACTGGACTGCCAAGGACTCCCTCATCAAGGCCAACCCCAACTGGGGCATCTCGGTGCGCGAGGAGATCCTGGTGCCCCTGCAGGCAAAAGCCATGCAGTTGCCCAGCGCGGTCAACAACTTCAAGACCAAGCACCTCAATGAATGGGTGAGCGCGGACAAGGCCTGGATGGACATGCGGGCCTGGGACGCGGGCACCAACCCCGATCTGGAGTTGGACCAGTTTCTCGGGCAACCCTGTTGGGTGGGCCTGGACCTGGCCAGCAAGACGGACATTGCGGCACTGGTCATGGTGTTCCAGCACCCTGACACACCAGACGCATATGCGGTGTTTGGCAAGTACTACCTGCCCGAGGACACGGTCCAGGCTGCGGGCAACAGCCAGTACGAGGGCTGGTCCCATACCGGACGCCTGTCTGTGACGCCGGGCAACGTGATCGACTTCAGCTGGATCGAGGCCGATCTGCTGGACATCGCGTCCCGGTTTTCGGTGGAGGCCGTGGCTTTCGATCCGTTTCAGGCCACACAGCTGTCCACCCGGATGCTCTCTGAGGGCCTGCCCATGATCGAGGTTCGTCCCACGGTGCTCAATTTCAGCGAACCGATGAAGACGCTTGAAGCCCTGGTCTTGCAAAAGAAGCTCGTCCATGACGGCGACCCGGTATTGGCCTGGATGGCCAGCAACGTGGTGGCCCACACGGACGTCAAAGACAACATTTACCCACGTAAGGAGCGAGCAGAAAACAAGATCGACGGCATCGTGGCACTGATCATGGCCCTCTCACGGGCGATAAAACCGGGGGACTCGGTGGTGCTGGGATCCGACTACGAGCTGATGCTGCTCTAACAAGACGGCAGGCACGTTTTCTGACACTACCGATGGGAATCTTCAACCTCTTTGACCGATTCAAAGCTTCCACAAGTGATCGCTCCCCATGGGGCGATTTCTTTTTTGAGCCTGTATCGGTGCGCAGTGTCTCGGGCATGCGCGTCTCGGCCGATTCGGCCATGCGCCTGGCCGCCGTCTATGCCTGCGTGCGCATCTTGTCTGAGACCATGGCCTCGCTGCCACTGGTGGTCTACCGGGCCAGGAAAGACGGTGGCAAGGACCGGATCACGGACCACTGGCTCTACCGGGTGCTGGGCAAAAGACCAAACCGGTACCAGAACCCGTTCGAGTGGCGCGAGATGCTGCAGGGCCACCTGGCCTTGCGTGGCAATGCCTTCTGCCAGATCCTTGCCAACGGCCGGGGCGAGATCACCGAGCTGATTCCCATCCATCCGGACCGGGTGCGAATGGAGCTGCTCACCGAAGGGGACTACCGCTACCGGATTCAGAACCAGACGGGTCACGAGCTGGTCTTGCCCCGGGGCGAGGTCTGGCACCTGCGGGGTTTGTCCTCTGACGGTCTGTTGGGCCTGAGTCCCATCGAGCTTTCCCGCGAGAGCCTGGGCATGGCATTGGCCGCGCAGGACTATGGCGCCCGGTTCTTCAACAACGATGCCAAACCCACGGGCGGCTGGATCGAGTTCCCGGGCAATTTCAAGGATGCTGAGGCCAAGCGGGTATTCAGGGAGTCGTACCAGGCCGCCCAATCCGGAGCGAACAGGGGCAAGGTGCTGGTGCTGGAAAACGGCATGAAGTTCCATGAGGTGGGCGTGACCAACAAGGACGCCCAGTTTCTTGAGCTGCGCAAGTTCCAAATAACAGATATTGCCCGTTTGTTTCGTGTGCCACCGCACATGATTGCCGATTTAGATCGGGCGACATTCTCGAACATCGAGCAGCAGAGCCTGGAGTTCGTCATGCACACCATGACGCCGTGGGCCGAGCGCTGGGAGGCTTCGATCGAAGCGGACCTGATGCTCGATGGCGATGAGCTGGAAATCGAATTCGACTTCGCCAACCTGATGCGTGGTGATGCGGCCAGCCGCTCGGCTTACTACCAAAGTGGCATACAAAACGGCTGGCTCACCCGCAACGAGGCCCGTATCGCTGAGAACCTCAATCCGATTTCTGGACTGGATCAGCCCCTTCGCCCGCTCAATATGGTCGAAGAGGACGCGGCCGAGGCATTGGAATCAGAGAGTGTTGAGGTAGGTGAAGAGGCAGAAGCACAGGCCGCACCTGACGTAGACCCCGGGTCTGATCAAGCCATTCGCCAGAGGCTGCGGGGTTTGGTTCGTGCCAATGCACAGCGTCTGGCCCGTCGCATCAGCAGGACCGGTGTGATCGGGCCCAAAGAAGTGAATTTGATCTCTGAGACCTTCGGCTTGACGCAATCACGGGTTGAGCAGTGGGCCGCCCCCTTTGAAACACCCACCGATGAGCATGCACTGGCGCAAGCGCTCATCGAACTTGGAACGCATGAATGAACAAGCAACTTCTGATCTCTGAATTTCTGACCACGCCCTGGGCGTTGATGCCCGAGCGCTTGCAGGCCATGACTGCCGTCCTCTCCCGTTGGTCTTCAGACGTGTCCCCCAGCGACGAGACGCTGTTTCAGATCAATGCGGACCGGGTGCTGCGCGACACGCGCAAACAGTTCGCAACAGACCGTGCCGCTTCCAATGCAGGAGCTGGCATCGCGGTCCTGCCCCTGTATGGCGTGGTCACGCAGCGCGGCAACATGGTCGATGACATCTCGGGGCCGGGCAGCACCAGCACCCAGAAATTCACGAGTGCCTTGCGCCAGGTCCTGGCGGATGACACGGTGGGTCAGATCCTGATCGACATCGATAGCCCTGGCGGCAGCGTCTACGGCGTGGCCGAGTTGGCCTCAGAGATCGTCAAGGCCCGGGCTCAAAAGCCCGTAGTGGCTGTTGCCAACAGCCTGGCCGCTTCGGCCGCTTATTGGATCGGTTGCTCGGCCAGTGAGTTCTACGTCACCCCGGGTGGTGAGGTCGGCTCCATTGGGGTCTGGCAAGCCCACTTTGATTACTCGAAGGCGCTGGAAGAGGAGGGAGTCAAACCCACCCTGATTTCGGCAGGCAAGTTCAAGGTCGAGGGCAACCCGTATGTGCCTCTGGATCCTGAGGCCCAGGCCTTCATGCAGTCGCGTGTGGACGACTACTACAACGCCTTCATCAAAGCCGTGGCCAAGGGCCGGGGCGTCTCGGTTGCCGATGTGCGTGACGGCATGGGCGAGGGCCGGGTGCTGGGTGCCGATGCGGCGCTTGCCGCCAAGATGGTGGACGGCATTGCCACCTTCGACGATGTGCTGGCCAAGATGCAAAAGTCGGCCGTCCCTCAAAAGCCACCGGGTGCTTCCCGGCTTGGCCGGGCACGAGCAGCCCTCGCGCTGATCTGACCCCGTACAGATTACGTTTCCACAATTCAGCAGTCCTCCGTTGAGGGCTGCCGACCACTTGCGACCCGTTGGTCGCGCCTCAAACCGCCGCCCCGTGCTTACTGCCTGGGCGGCATTTTTATTTCTGGAGCAACACCAATGAGTAAGCAATTGCGCGAGCTTCAAGCTCGCAAAGCCACCCTGGTCAAGGACGCCCGTGCCCTGACCGATATCGCCGCATCTGAAGAGCGCGACATGACCGATGAGGAGTTGAATGCGTTCAACGCCCTCAAGGCCAAGATCGAGGCGGCGTCAGCCGCCATCGACCGCGAGGCGGCCCTGATCGCCGAAGAGGCACATATGGCCAATGTGGCCAATGTGAACAACGCAGCCTATCCAGCAGTCTCCCATGGTCACACAGCCACTGTGATTTCCGTCGCCGACAACCTCGAAGCCGACCCCAAGCACGGCTTCAAAACCGTGGGCGACTTCCTCAAAACCGTGCGTCAGGCGCAAAACCCCGGTAGCGCCATCGACGAGCGCCTCCTGATTGGCTCCGGTCGCGGTGCCGTCGCCCCTGCCTCTTTTGGCAACGAAGGCTCGGCGCAAGATGGTGGCTTTCTGGTGCCGCCCCAATTCGCTCAAGAAATCTTCCAGCTCTCCCTGGGTGAAGACTCCTTGTTGCCGCTGACCGACAACGTCGAGATCACGGGCAACACCATGGCCTTCCCCAAGGACGAGACCACGCCCTGGGGCACCAACGGCATCCGAGCCTACTGGCAAGGCGAAGCCAATCCGGCCGGTGCCACCAAACCGGTGCTGGGCCTATCCACCTTGCGCCTCAAAAAGCTCATGGCCCTGGTGCCGGTGACCGACGAACTGCTGGACGACACCAATGCGCTGTCGACCTATCTGCCCGACAAGATCGCCACCTCCATTCGCTGGAAGACCAACGAGTCGATCCTGTTTGGCGCAGGCACCGGCCTGCCGGTGGGCTGCATGACCAATGCGACCACGGTGACGGTGGCCAAGGAGTCGGGCCAGGCCGCTCAGACCCTGCTGGCCCAGAACCTGGCCAAGATGATCTCGCGCTTGCCGCCAGGCTCATTTGGCAAGGCCGTGTGGATCGTCAACAACGACGTGTTGCCAGCTCTTTTCACGCTCATGCTGGGCAACTACCCGATTTACCTGCCCACTGGATTACCCGTTGGGGGCATCCAGGTCTCGCCCTACGGCACTTTGCTTGGCCGCCCGGTGTTTGTCTCCCAGCACGCCAACAGCTTTTCTGCGGCGGGTGATGTGTTGCTGGCCGACCTGTCCTACTACCAGACCATTACCAAGGCCGGTGGCATGCAAACGGCCACCTCCATGCACCTGTACTTCGACTCGGACCTCACCGCCTTTCGGACCACCTTCCGCATGGACGGCCAGTCCAAGATCGCCGCGCCCATTGCACCGGCCAAGGGCAACGCCACCTTGTCGCCCTTTGTCCAACTGGGCGCACGCTGATCGTCGCCCTACTTTGAAGGAGAACCCTCATGTTTCCCAATGCAAAAGGCAGCGAGCAGCTGTCCATCTTGGCCACGCTCGATCCGGGCAATCAGGCACCGGGTGTCGCCAACACTGGCTGGGTGCCGCTCAGCACCCACCATGGCCTGCTGGCGCTGGTTCAAACCGGCGCTCTGGCCACAGGTGCCACCGTCGACGCCAAGCTGCAACAGGCTCAGGACGCCAATGGCACGGGTGCCAAGGACGTGGCAGGCAAATCCATCGTGCAACTCACCCAGGCGAGCAACGGTGCCAACCGTCAGGCGCTCATCAACTTGCGTCCTGAAGAGCTCGATGTGAACAATGGCTTTGCCTTTGTCCGCCTCGTGGTCACGGTGGCTGCTGCTGCAGCCAACACCTCGGCGCAGCTGCTGGGCGTCAACCCGCGACTGGCCTCAGCCGAAACAGCCAACCAAGCTGCTGTGGCTCAGATCGTTTGATCTGAAGGGGAGAGCGGTGCATGCCCATGCAGTTGATCACCCCGCCAGCGGCCGAGCCGGTCTCGCTGGCCGAGGCCAAGCTCCACCTGCGTGTGGACTTTGACGAGGACGATGCCCTGATTCAGGCCCTGATCTCGGCAGCCCGCCAGGCCGCTGAGATGCTGACCCAGAGGCAGCTGGTCACGGCCCGCTGGCGCATGGTGCTCGACAGCTTTCCCGGACCTAGCCTCATGGGTGTGCCCGTAGGGCAGACCTTCACGCTGCCCGGACATGCCGTTCTGCTGCCCAAGTCGCCGGTGGCGTCGGTGGTGGAAATTCGCTATCTGGACATGGTGGGTGTTTCGCAAGTCATGCCCTCCGCACATTACACGGTGGATAAGGCCTGTGAGCCTGCCCGCATCACCCCGGTGTTTGGACAAATCTGGCCTGTGGCCTTGCCGCAAATCGGTGCCGTCTCGGTGACTTTTGATGCTGGGTATGGCAGCGCAGCGGATGTGCCCGAAGGCCTCAAAAGCTGGATCAAGTTGCGTCTGGGCAGTCTGTACGCCCACCGCGAGGAAGTCGCGTCGATGGCCCGAGGTCGGATTGACCCCTTGCCCTTTGTCGATGGCCTGCTCGATCCCTACAAAGTACCCCTGATATGAGGCCTTTATGAACCCGATCGGAGCAGGCGCATTGACGCGCCGCATCAGGATCCAGCGACCCAGCACCACTAAAGACCGCCTGGGTGGCCCCTGCCGCACCTGGCTTGATGTGGCGACCGTCTGGGCTGACATTCAGCCGCTGTCCGGACGTGAAGCGGTGATCGCTGGGCGGATCTCGGCAGAACTCACCCACCAGATCACGGTGCGCCACCAGAGCCTTTTTGACAACCCCCACCAAGTGGCCCAGATGCGCGTGCTTTACAAAGCTCGTGTGTTCAACATTCACTCGGCTCTTCATGAAGACGAGCGCCGGGTCAAACTCATCTTGTTGGCTTGCGAAGGGCTTGACGATGGCTAGACGCGAAACCGTCAAGATTGAGGGCCTGGCAGAACTGGGCAAAGCCCTGCGCGAATTGCCAGATCGTGTTGCCAGAAACGGCCTGCGTGTGTCGGTGTACGCCGGGGCCAAGGTCGTGCGGGACGAAGCCCGCGCCCGGGCACCGAAGGCGCAGCAGTCTCTGGGGCCGAACCAGCCCCCACCGGGCACCCTCAAGCGCTCGGTGATCATGAAGCACATCCCAGAGCTCTCCAGCCTCACGCGCCAGACTTTCTTTGTGACCGTGCGTCACGGCAAGAAGTACCGCAAGCAGGGCAAAAAGGGCAACCTGTCCCAGGACGCCTGGTATTGGCGCTTTGTGGAGTTTGGCACCCGAAAGATGGCGGCACGCCCATTTCTGCGTCCGGCGCTCGAGGCCAAACGGCGCGAAGCCGCTCAGGCCATGAAAGAGCGCTTGCAGCAGCGCGTGGCGATGGAAGCCAAAAAATTCAGCACAAGACCTTAGGACACAGCGGTGCAGGACTTCTTTGACGCCATCCAAAACTTGGCTGGTGGTGAGGTGTACGCCCTGGTCGCTCCAGAAAGCACACAGTACCCAGCCATCGTTTACACGCCCATTGCGCAAGAACACATCTTTGGCATCGATGGGCCAAATTTGTCAGGAGGCCTGCAGCGCGTTCGCGTGCAGGTCGACACCTACGCCAGAACCTACCAGGAGGCCTTGCACCTGCAAGACCAGGTCCTGGCGGTGCTTTTAGCCGACATTAGCACCATCGCCGATGTGCGCATGGGGCTCAGTGAATTTGAATCGCAAGCCCGGCTGTACCGGGTGAGCGTGGACTACACCTACCACCGCTGAACCCGTTTCAGCCCACAACAGTTTCACCGCACAACAGGAGCACGTGCATGAGCAGCACCGCCATCACCGCACAGGGCATTGCGATTGCCCGCTTTGGCACCACCACATTTGAAACCATCCCCAACGTGGTCTCGTTTCAGGGGCCCGGAGGCCAGGCTTCGGTCATTGACGTGACCAATCTGGCCTCAACCTCCAAAGAAAAACGCGTGGGCCTGCGCGACGAAGGCCAGCTTTCGCTGAGCCTTCACTACAACCCCGAAGACGCAGTGCACCAGGGCTTGCGCACCGACCGCGCCAACCGCACCCGTCGCCAGTTTCGGATCACCTTCACCGATGTGGCTGCAGCCACTTGGACGTTTTACGGCTATGTCACGCAGTTCAGCGTGCAAGGCGGGGTGGACGCGGTGGTTGAAGCCAGCGTGACCATTGAAATCGACGGCGACATCACAGAAAGCTAAACCCATGAACCTCCTGTCCAAAGAAGCCATCCTGGCCGCAGACGACCTGCCGCGCGAAATCGTGAGCGTTCCCGAATGGGGCGGTCAGGTGTACGTGCGCACCATGACCGGCACCGACCGCGACGCCTTTGAAGCCAGCTTGATCACGAGGGATTCAAACACCTCGTCTAACGATCAACGTATGCACAACGTGCGCGCGCGCCTGGTCTCGCTCACCCTTTGCAGCGAGTCGGGCGAGCGCATGTTCCAAGATGGCGACATCGACGCCTTAGGCCGCAAAAGCGCCCGGGCGCTCGACCGGGTCTTTGCCGTGGCCCAGCGCCTCAACGGTATCGGCGCCGATGAGGCGCAAGCCGCAAAAAACGCCTGATCGCCAGCCCGGCCCGGCGCTTTGTGTTTCGGCTGGCGCTGGCTTTGGGTCTGCCAGTGCGCGAGTTGCTGGCTCGCATGGGCTCTGACGAGCTCACCGAGTGGATGGCGTTTTATCAGTTGGAGCCCTTTGGGGATTTTCGGGCGGACTTGCGCTCGGCCATCGTCGCGTCCACCTTGGCCAACGCCCACCGCAGCAAAGAGGGCAAGCCCTTCACGCCGGAGGACTTCATGCCCTTTGTGGATAAGAAAAACCGTTCAGATCAACCCAAGGCATCTGAAGCAGACACATCACGCCTGAACATCGCCCGCTTCAAGGCCATGTTCGCGCACCGCGTCAAGAGATAAGGCAATTCCCATGGCTGATATCGGCTCCTTGGTCATCAAACTTGCAGCCGAAACCGCCGAGTTTCAGGCCGATCTCGGGCGCAGTGCGCGTTTGCTGGACAAGCACGCCTCGGACATGAAAGCCTCGCTGCAGCAGGTCGCTGGCGTTGCCCGGACCGCTTTTGCGGTGGTCATTGGCACCACTTCGGTGGCCGCACTGCGTGACTTTGTGACCCAGACCCTGGAGACCTCGGCAGCGCTGCAAGGTTTGGCCGAGCAAACCGGGGCGAGCGCCACGGCGCTGTCGGGCTTTGCGCCCGTGGCTACCATCTCGGGCACCGCGATGGACGCCATTGGCGGGAGTCTGGCCAAACTCTCTAAAGGTCTGGCGGGTGTTGACGATGAAACGGCCGGTGCCACCAAGGCGTTGCAGTTTTTAGGCATACGGGCCAAGGATGCCAGCGGCAATCTGCGCGATCCTGCCGAGGTCATGAACGATGTGGCCCTAAAGCTCTCCGAATTTGAGGATGGCGCTGGCAAGACAGCCTTGGCCATGGAGCTCTTTGGCAAGTCGGGCGCGTCCATGTTGCCCTTCCTCAAGGACCTTGCAGAAAACCAGGACCTCAATATTCGGCTCACGGCCCAGCAGATCGAGGAAGCGGATAACGCCTCCAAGGCGCTGGCCCGCATGAAAGCCGAGACGGGCTTTGTCGCACAGACCCTGGTCACGGCAGCCATCCCGTCCATGACAGTGTTAGCGCAGGAGCTCAAGCAGGTGCTCTTTGGCACGCAGGACGCGGTGGGCGGTATCCAGCGCCTGCGCACCGATGGCTCGCTCACCACCTGGGCGCAGAACACGGCGTACGCCATCGCCGTGGTCATCGACGCCCTGCGCGGCATTGGCCAGACCATCAAGTCGGTGATCGGCAGTTTCCAGGCGGTGTGGGCAGACATTGAGCTGGCGGGGACGTTTTTAGCGGGTGGCGAGGGACTCAATCCATTTTCTGAAGAGAACCGTGCACGCCTCAAAGCGGCGCTGGACAAACGCAACGCGATCGTCGAGCAGGCCAATCAGAACTATGTCGAGTTGTGGGATATGCCGCTCTTAGCCGATGCGGTCACCAAGCGGTTTGATGACCTCCGCAAAGGCACCGATGCGAGCAACTCAGAAACAACTGCACCCGCGCCCCGAAAGCGCCTGAACTACAGCACCGCCACCACGGCCGTCACAGCCACGGCCATGGCAGGCATCGACAGTGAACTCAAGCGACTGCAAGGCCTGGTGGATGCAGAGTCGGGCATCCTCAAGGACCGCCAACGCATCATCGACCTTTATGAAAACCAGGGCTACCTGAGTTTCAAGGAGGCCAGTGACGCTCGCCTGGCAGCGCAGCAAGACTTCACGCAAAAGCTCTCTGCCTTGTCCTCGGATGAGGAAGCTGTTTTGCGCAAAGCTCTCGATACGGTCGCTAAAACCAGCCAGGACAAACTCAAGCTCCAGGACAAGCTCCTGGAGATTGCCCTCAAGCGCCAAAAGCTCGAGCGCGATGCCCAGCAATCCGACCTGGAGCGCCAGATCCGGCTGCCGGGCGAATCGCTCAAAGACCTGCAAGAGCAGGCCTCGCGCGGTCAGGCGCAGTTGCGTGCCAGCGAAGAGCAGATCAAAACCCTGCGCGAAACCGGCGCCATCAGCGAGCTGGACTCGCTGCGCCGCTTGGGTGAAGCCCGTCAGGAAAGTGCGAACCAGCTGGCCACACTGGCCGAGCAGGCGCGTGCCTTGGCAGACGCCGCCCCCGGCAATGAAAAACTCGCCGATGCCCTTCGCAAAATCGAAGAAGCCGCCCGCCAAGCGGCAGATGGCGCTCAGCTGTTGACGCAGCGGGCCAAGGAACTCTCGGACCCCGAAGCCGGATTTGCCAAGGGCATGCGCGCAGTGGCCGAAGAAGCTGAGCAGATTGGCAAGCAGATGGAAGCGGCAACAATCCGCGCCTTCAACGGCATGACCGATGCGCTGGTGGACTTTGTGATGACGGGCAAGCTCGACTTCAGGTCGCTGGCCAACTCCATCATCTCGGACCTGATCCGCATCCAGATCCAGCGCGCCATCACGCTGCCCCTGGCCAAAGCCATGAGCAGTTTCTTTGGCTTTGCCGATGGCGGGGTCATGACAGCAGAGGGGCCATTACCGCTGCGGGGTTACGCCAGTGGCGGGATCGCCAATTCGCCGCAACTGGCGGTGTTTGGAGAAGGCTCGCGGCCAGAGGCCTATGTGCCATTACCCGATGGGCGGACCATTCCCGTGACCATGAACGGTTGCACTGCTGGGGGCATGGGTGCAGGTCATGTGTTCAACATTTCTGTGAGTGTCTCTGACGCAGGTGCGGCCACACGTGGCGACAGTGCCGGTGGTCGTGACCTGGGTCAGGCGGTGGCCAACGCGGTGCGCCAGGAGCTGCTGGCGCAAAAGCGGGCCGGTGGCTTGCTCGACAGCAGGAGGGCTCTGTAAATGGCGGTGTTCACATGGATCCCTTCGCTGGGTGCCAGTCTGGCCATGCGGCCCAATGTACGGCGGGTGGCATTTGGCGATGGGTATGAGCAGCGCCTGGCCTTTGGCATCCACACCCAAGCCGAGGTCTGGACGCTGGAGTTTCGTGGGCGGACCACGCACGACGCGGGAGCGATCGACGATTTCTTGCGCGCTCGTGGGGGTGTGCAGGCCTTTGACTGGGCCACCCCGGCAGGCACTGCTGCCAAGTTCACTTGTGAGGAGTGGAGCCGCTCGGTGGATGAGCCCAATGTCGAGACGGTGCGGGCCACATTCAAACAGGTGTTTGATCTGTGATGACCGAACAAGCCACGACTTCCCCAGCGATCACCTCAGAAATCCAGAAACTCGCCCCCAGTGCCGTGATCGAGCTCTTTGTGCTGGACCTGTCGCTCTTTGACCAGGGGCCGGTGAGGTTTCATGCGGGCACCAACGACCTGATGCAACGCGTGGTCTGGCAAGGCCATGCCTATGAAGCGTTCCCGATCCAGGTTGAGGGCTTTGAGTTCAATGGCGGCGGGCAGGTGCCCCGTCCCCGAATGCGGGTGGCCAACGTCTCGGGTTCAATCACGGCGCTCGTGCTGAGCTACCAAGATCTGGTGGGAGCCAGGATCACCCGAAAACGGACCCTGGCCAAGTACCTCGATGCGGTCAATTTTGCGGGCGGCTTGAATCCCACGGCAGACCCCTTGGCCGAGTTCGCCGACGACATTTACTGCGTGGACCGCAAGTCGCGTGAAACGCGCGAGGTGGTCGAGTTCGAGTTGGCCGCGTCCTTTGACCTTGAAGGCGTCAGCTTGCCACGCCGTCAGATCGTGCAAAACGTCTGCCCTTGGTCCTACCTGGGTGCCGAGTGCGGCTACACGGGCAGTGCGTATTTCAATGCGAATGACGAGGTGGTGAGCAGCAAGGCGCAAGACGCTTGTGGCAAACGCCTGGCCTCTTGCCAGAGGCGCTTTGGTGCCCATGCCGAATTGCCATTCGGGGGGTTCCCGGCGGCGGGCTTGTTCCGGTAATGAATGCGGTCCATCCACGAATGAAATCACTGCATGAATGAAATCAATCAATCCTTGGCCTTGGCCCACGCCGCCAGAGAGTTTCCCCGTGAAGCCTGTGGACTGCTGGTCATTCAAAAGGGCCGCGAAGTCTATTGCACTTGCCGCAACATCGGTGTGGGCACTGACCAGTTCGTGATCCACCCCGAAGACTATGTGGCGGCTGACCGCCAAGGCGAAATCGTTGAGGTGTTCCATTCCCACCCGAACTTGCCCCCTGAGCCCAGTCAGGCCGACCGTGTGGCCTGCGAAGCCACAGGGCTGCCCTGGTCCATCGTGTCGTTCCCCGCTGGTCAGTGGGCGCAGATCAAGCCTGAGGGCTATGTCGCGCCCCTGGTGGGCCGTCAATGGGCGCATGGTGTGCTCGACTGCTACGCCCTGGTGCGCGACTGGTACGCGCAGGATCGCGGCGTTGATTTGCCTAATTTTGAGCGCTTTGACGAGTGGTGGAAGCGCGGTTTGAACCTGTACCTGGACAACTTTGGATCCGCCGGGTTTGAGGTTACGGATCTGACGGATCGGATAGATCTGAAGGTGGGGGATGTGCTCTTGATGCAGGTCGCCTCTCCTGTGCCCAACCATGCGGCGGTGTATCTGGGTGACGGGCTGATCCTGCACCACCTGCAAGGCAGGCTGTCGAGTCGGGACGTGTACGGCGGGTACTGGCAAAAGGTCACCACCCACGCGCTGCGGCATCCAGACCTGCACCCGCATCTTTAACCATTTCCTTTACCGATCCTAAAACTTGCAGCACGTGTCTTGCCATGACCACAATCCTTCTTCTCGGTGAACTGGGCAGGCGCTTTGGTGGCCGCCATCAGATGGCAGTGGCCTCGGCCGCCGAAGCGGTGCGGGCTCTTTGTGCGAATTTCCCGCAGTTTGAGCGCGAGTTGGTGTCCTCTGGCGAGCGGGGTGTGGGCTACAGGGTGCTCGCCGGGCGGGACCAACTCGCGCTCGACCGCTTGCATGAACCCACCGGCCAGCAGCGCATCACCATCGCGCCTGTGGTCTCGGGTGCGGGCGGCAACGGTCTTGGTCAGATCCTGCTGGGCGCAGCTTTGATTGCTGTGTCCTGGTGGAACCCGATGGGCTGGGCAGCCGCTGGCTCATTCTTGTCGCAAGCCACCCTGTATTCGGTGGGCACTTCCATGATCCTGGGCGGTGTGGCCCAGATGATTGCGCCCACCGCCAAAGCTTCAGATCCGTCCGAGCGCCCAGAAAACCGCCCCAGTTATGTGTTCAACGGGGCCGTGAACACCACTGCTCAAGGCCATCCCGTGCCCGTGGGCTACGGCCGCATGATCGTGGGTTCGGCCGTGATCAGTGCGGGCATCGATGTCGATGAAATTCCTGTCCTTTAAATACCTGTCGATGAGATCACTGCATGAATCTGATGCCAGCTTCAAATCCTTTGATCATCGGCGCAGGTGGCGGTGGCAAGTCGGGCGGCGGTAGCGCCCGTGTGGCCCAGGAAGCTGCCGAAAGCCTGCGCTCCAAAGCCTACGCCCGTGTGGTCGATTTGGTCTGCGAGGGAGAAATCGAAGGCCTGGTCCAGGGCCTGCAGTCGGTCTTTCTGGACGACACGCCGATTCAGAATGCCGATGGCAGCTACAACTTTTCTGGGGTGACACTTGAAAGCCGCCCCGGCACCCAGCAGCAGGGTTACATCCCGGGCTTTGCTTCGGTAGAAAACGAAGTCTCGGTCGGCGTGGAGTGCAAGTTTGCCCAGCCGGTCGTGCGCGCCATCACCGACCCCGACGTGGACGCTGTGCGCCTTAAAGTGAGCATGCCCGCGCTCACCTTGCAGGACACGACCAACGGCGACTTGAACGGCACATCGGTGAGCTATGCGATCGACTTGCAGTCAGCAGGCGCTGGTTTTGTTCAATTGCTCACCGACACGGTCTCTGGCAAGACCACTTCGCGTTATCAACGCAGTTACTACGTGCCACTGTCCGGCACAGGCCCTTGGGATGTTCGTCTTCGCAGACTGACCGAGGACGCGACCCAAAGCAGCCTGCAAAACAAGACCTTTCTGGACTCGTACACTGAGGTCATCGAAAGCAAGCTGCGCTACCCCAACAGCGCCCTGATGGCCTTGCGGGTGGACGCCTCGCAGTTCAACGCCATCCCCCGGCGCAGCTACGAGCTCAAACTCCTGCGTGTGCGGGTGCCGTCCAACTATGAATCCGAGTCCCGTTCATACGCGGGTGTCTGGGATGGCACCTTCAAGGTGGCCTGGACGGATAACCCGGCTTGGTGTTTTTACGATCTGGTCACCAACACCCGTTATGGCTTGGGGCATTTCATCCCTGAGTCCCAGGTCGACAAGTGGGCCCTGTACCGGGTGGCCCGTTACTGTGACGAATTCGTGCCCGATGGCCTGGGTGGTCTCGAGCCTCGCTTCACCTGCAACCTCTACCTGCAAACACGCGAGCAGGCCTACAAGGTGGTGCAGGACATGGCTTCGGTCTTTCGGGGCATGGCCTATTGGTCGGGTGGAGCCATCACCGTCACGCAAGATGCGCCCCAAGACCCGGTCTACCAATTCACCGCTGCCAACGTCATCGATGGCGAGTTCGCCTACCAGGGCTCGTCTGCCAAAGCCCGGCACACCGTGGCCCTGGTCAGCTGGGTCGATCCGGAGGATTTTTACAGGCAGAAGGTGGAATACGTTGAGGACGTCGTAGGCATCGCTCGTTACGGCGTGGTGCAAGCCGATGTGGTGGCCATGGGCTGCACCTCGCGCGGGCAGGCCAACCGGGTGGGCAAGTGGCTGCTGTATTCCGAGCAGTCTGAATCAGAAATCATCACCTTCCGAACAGGATTGGAAGGCGCAGTGGTGCGCCCGGGCGATGTCATCCAGGTGGCTGACCCAAGTCGGGGCGGCATGCGCCTTGGGGGGCGCGTCGCAGCAGCTACCACCACCAGCGTTACCCTGGACCAGGATTTGCCAGCCGATTTGCCTTGGTGGCTTTCGGTGATCTTGCCCAATGGCAGTGTAGAAGAGCGCCTGGTGGGGGCTACCTTCGCTGCGTCCAGTGGTGATGCACACGCTCGGCGAACCCTCACGGTCACCATCCCCTTCAGCATGGCGCCGCAAACCGATGCCATTTGGGTACTGGCTTCTTCCATCATCGTGCCACAACTGTTTCGGGTGGTGTCAGCGGCCGAGCGCGAGCCCGGTGTGCATGAAGTCACGGCTCTGGCCCACAACCCGGGCAAGTACGCGGCCATTGAAGAGGGCCTGGCGCTGCAGCCGCGCGCCATCACGGTGCTGTCGGACATGCCTGCCGCCCCCACGGCCCTCAGCATGCGAGAGAGCCTGTACCGGGTCAAAGACCGGGCGCAGGTGCTGGTGCAACTGTCCTGGGCTGAGGTACCTAGTGCCATTGCTTACCGGCTTGCTTACCGGGTAGGCGGTGGCAATTTCGAGAGCCTGCCGCTGGTGAGCGCCAATTACGCAGAAATCCGGGATGCACAAGAGGGGGAGTATGAGTTCAGCTTAAAGGCCATCGGCATCACCCGCAAAGAAAGTGCGCCCGCCACACTCAGCGCCACGGTGCTGGGCAAGACACTGCCCCCGTCGGATGTGACCGGCTTTACCGTGCAGCGGCGCATGTCCGATCTGCTGCTGAGCTGGGACGAACTGCCCGATGCCGATCTGGCGGGCTATGAGGTGAGAGTGGGGCCAGGCTGGGACGACGCCCTACTGGTCGCCAAGACCTCGGGCACCCAGATGGTCCACGACCAGGACGCGGCCGGGCAGTACCCGTACCACATCCGCGCTTATGACACCTCGGGCCAATACAGCGCGCATGTCAACACCTTTGTGCTGACCTTGCTGGCCCCGGCCACGGTGCGCCAGTTCGATGTCGTGCAGTCGGCCAACCGGCTGGAGTTTCGCTGGCAACCCAACCCAGAGCCCGAGGTGGTGGGCTATGAGCTGCGAGAAGGTGCGGCATGGGACGCATCGCTGTTTGTGGCCGAGGTCAAGTCCACCAGCTACACGCTGCCCTCCGGATTTGATGGCGAGCGCAAGTTCTGGATCAAGGCGATCGCCTCGCCCGGGATCTACAGCGACACGCCCACTTTCGTCTCGACCGTGGTGGCTCAGCCGCAAAACGCCAACCTGATCCTCGAGCGTGACGAGCAAGCAGGGGGCTTTGCTGGCACCAAGCACTTCGCCTCGGTGGTCACGGTCAATGGCAAAAACGTGCTGCGCATGAACACCGGCGCGCAAGTGGCCGAATACCTGTTCGAGTTGGATCTGGTCTCGCCCATCCGGGCACAGAACACCTTGCTCAGCAGTCTGGGCGCTTCGGTCGATGACCGCACCACCTGGCAGGAAGCCAACTTTGTCTGGAGCGGTGACGCCGCCCGGCGGCAGTGGACCTACGACGGCGCCATCGCCAACGTGGATGCGCGGTTTCAGATGGCGCGAGAGGATGTGCTGCACCCGGGTGAACTCTACGGCTGGCGGCTCAGCGGATCTGTGATGGGCATTGGCAATGCAGTAACGATCCAGTCGGCGGGCGTGAGTTACGGCGATGGCCGCTACGGCAAGGGGCTGATGGTCAAGGACACCACCCAGGTGGCCTGGACTGTGAGCCTGCCGCAGGTGTTCCACACCTCGTTCTGGTTCATCCCCCAAGAGGTCACGACTTGCGTGATCTGGAAAGCAACAGGGCCAGTCGGCCATTTGCTGCTGGGCTACGACGCCCAAACCCAAGGCTTCTTTCTGGAAGACCATTTGTCCCGGCGAATCACGCTCGCATTTGAACTGGAAGCATCCGATCGGATCTGCCTGGGGGTTTGCCAGACTAGCACAGAACGCCGCCTCTTTGCCGCCCGGATGGGCGGCGGTGTCCAGTCGGCCAGCGCACGGCTTGAGCCCGTGGGTGCGTTCAGCAGTTTGCGGCTGCACTGAGCAGTGCGCTGATTTTTTTAGCAATTCACTTTTAAGGCACTACATGATTGACGAAACCATGCAACTGCAGGGGGCGATGACCCTCATTGTTCGACGCGCCAGTGGCGACATCGAAACCGTTCACAAAGACAACATCATCGTCAACGTTGGCTTTGATTTCATCGCCGATGCCATCGGCAAATCAGCCAGTCGTCCCTCGGTCATGGGTTTCATCGCTCTGGGCACGGGCACCACGGCGGCTGCGGCCAGCCAGTCGGCCCTGGTCTCCGAGCTCGACCGAAACGCCGCCACCTACGCGCACGCGGTGGGCACCAAGGCCTTCAGCTTCACCGCCGACTTCCCTGCAGGCGATGGCACGGGGGCGATCACGGAAGCTGGGGTGTTCAATGCCGCATCGGGCGGCATCATGCTCGACAGGGTGGTGTTCCCGGTGGTGAACAAGGGGGCGGACGACAGCCTTACGGCAGTGTTCACCTTCACCATGAGCTGATCGCCATGGTCGAGACGGTCACCGTAGGCGAGTCCCAAGGGCCGCGCTACACCTGGGCCAATGCCAGTTTCACTTGGCATAGCGCCAGTGCGGGCAAATCGTGGCTCACGGCTTACCCCGCTGTCTATGTGGTCGCAGTGGCTGCCACGCTGGCTTGGACGCACACGTCAGGTCTTCAGCATGGCAAGCGTATTGGCGAAACTCTGTCCCTTGCAGAAACCCGGCGTCATCAGGCCACGCTGCAAAAGACGGAGTCAATCGGGTTTGCCGACACCTACTACGACCTGATCGCCTATGTTTTGCGATGGGTTGAGTCGATTGGGGTGACTGAGGGCGTTGCCAAGTCGAGCAGCAAGTCTGTTCAAGAAAACCTCCAAACGCTGGACGGCTTGGCCCGCTTGGTGGCCAAAGCCCTGCAAGAAGGCCTGTCTGTCACCGAAGGCCTGTCGCGGCAGATGCGCCAAAAGCATGCTGAGAACCTGCAGGTGTCATCGGTATCCGCGCGGGTATCTGCCAAAGCATTCACTGAAAAGGTGGCTTTGACCGATGACCTGGATCAACGCTTCAGCAAACAGGTCTCCGAAGCGCTGAATTTTGCCGAAACTTATTACGACCTGATCGCCTTCATCCTGCGCATCAGCGAGGGTTTGGCTGTGAGCGATCAGACCGCCAAACGGCTTCAAAAGCCAGTCCCTGAGGCATTCACCACGAGCGATCAGCTCAGTCGCCAATCCGTCAAACAGGTGGCCGAGGCACTGGCGTTTGCCGAAACCTTGGGCCGCACAGTGGCGTACAGGCGGCTCTTGCAAGAAGGGCTGGGTGTCTCGGATGCCCTGCACCGGGCGATGCGCCTCAAGGCCCATGAAGCCTTGGCGCTCGCTGAGCAGTACCGCCGCCACGCCAACGGTGTGATCAGCGACATGATCGTGGCCAGCACTGAGATCACCGAGGCCGACTTTGCAAGCATCGTCGAAGCGGGCCATCCCCCGGGCTACACGGATTTCCGGGACTTCATTCAGGGTGACTACACCTACCAGCGCGCCTTATTCCGCGCCATCTTGAAGTCCAGAAACTCCGACCGGGGTTTTATTGACGCGCTGCGCGTGACGGTGGATGTGCCCGATGTCTTTGACCGGGGCACTGTGCAGATCATCGATGCGCAGGCAGAGGCTGTTATCGGCTTTTCCCGAATTTTTAGGGTGCCGCCCGAGGTGACCATGACCCACAAGGGCGGCACGGTGGTCGCCATCCCGCGCCTATCCAGTGCAGTCACCCGAACAGGCTTCACGGCAGTTTTAGAAAACACCGCTGGCGCTCGCGTGACCGGCACCTTCACCTGGATCGCTCAGGGGTACTGATAGCTCCCATGTACCTCAGTCACTTACCCACCCACTCACCATGCAAAACTTCACCGACATACCGTCGTCGCGCACGCTGTCTGACTCGCTCATCGAGATCCTGAACAACGACAAGACGGCGATCTCCTGCAACAGCGGCACCACATTTCCGACGACCAACCAGCAAGTGGGCATGCTGTGCTACCGCACGGACCAGCTCAAGCTTTACCAGCTGATTGGTACCAACCCGGACAACTGGCGCTTCATCATGGACCTGGCCAGTGGGATCGATGCCCAGTTCGCGGTCAAGCTCAATGCGGCTGCTTACACAGCAGCGGACGTGCTGGCCAAACTGCTCACGGTGGATGGCGCGGGCTCCGGGCTCGATGCCGACTTGCTCGACGGTCAGCACGCCAGTGCTTTTGCTTCAGCTTCACACAACCACAACTCGGCCTATTTGGGTATCAATGCCAAGGCGATGGACGCAGACCGCCTGGACGGCTACGATGCCTCGGCCTTTGTCCGCTCGGTTAACGGTGGTGGTCCGGACGCGAACGGCAACGCCACGGTCAACATCGATTTGTCGGGGCGGGTAGCGCGTACTGGCGACAGCATGAGTGGGCGCCTGACATTGCCCAGTCAGACCGTACAGAGCACCTCGCCCACGATCGACTTTTACGACACAGACCAGGGCAGCACCCGTTACCTGCACGTCAACAGCAACCTGATGGGGTTTTTGAAGACCGACGGCAATTGGGACATGTACATGAACAACGGCGGCTCCATGTGGACCGCCAACTATGGTTGGCTGCACGACTACTTCTTTAAGCAAGTGGCCAATTGCGCAGGCACTGGTTATGCCATCAATTGCTATGGCAGCGGCAACATCACAACCCGGCATGACTACGAACTGGTTGATGAAGGTGGACAGGTGCGGTTGCGCACGGTGAATGTGCTGACCAATTGCAACTGCAATTGCAACTGCTGTGGCTGCTGAAAGGGGATTTGCTCATGAAAACCATACGCATGTCTTATCCGATGCAAAGCCCTGCGAGCACAACAAACGCGCACCGAACCAACCTCATTCGCATTCAGAAGGTGGAGGGCGATTTCTTGATCGAACACCTCACGCCTGCTTTTGAGCAAGCCTTGGATGAAAGTGGTCGGGTCATTGATGAATCGTCTGCGCCGATGTTGGTCGGCCATCAAAGCGCATTTGTCCATGCTGTCACAGTAAGTGACCTGCAGAACTTCGCGCAAGATCCCGGCAATGCCTACACCGTTTGGCTCTTTGCACTGCGTCAAGGGGAGCGCGAGCCGGTGTGGATCAACAAGTTCGCGCAAACTGCCTTGTCTAAAGAAGGGTTTCGGCAGTACTGGAACCAGCAGCCCATGCTGGTCTTGGCCCAGTTTTGGATTCCACCGTTGGGTTTGGAGCCTTCCCTGGTGCTCATGTGCTCTCCCCAAGCGGTTCAAACCGAGGTGATGGGTTTTGAGTTTGACCAAGAGTGGGAAAGCAATTCGGTTGCCATGGCTCTGGCGTTTCCCTCGTTTCGTTTGGTCGATGAAGGTGGTGATCCCCGGCGCATCCGCATCACGGCGGTCAATGATCAGGGGATGGTGCTCCCGGTGTCAGGGCAGGTGCTTCTGAGCACCACAGCCGGAGCCCTGAGCAACAGCCGACCAAACCTGGAACAAGGGCAAGCCCTTGTCACGCTCTTTGGCGCAGACGCTGGTGCTCTGGCCAAGATCAAGTTGGGTTTCAAGTGGTTCAGCGGTGTCGAAGAGCTGGAGGTGCGGGTGTGAGCGGTACTGAAATTGTCCGTGCGCGCTTCGTACAGCGGGTCGATGAATTCACGCAGCCGCTGGCTGTGGAGGTCCTGGCTGAAACGGATCGCCTGACCTGGCGGCTGTGGGAGCCATTGGAGTCGCTCAGGCCAGACCGTTCGGTCGGCCAAGTGACCCAAAAGCAGTATCGGGCACATCCTTTAGGCGCATCAATCCTCAAAGCGCATTCATTGCTCAGACGCGGCCAGCCCAGTCCCTATATCTTGCCGGTCAGACTGGACATGCCATCCGTCCACACCGAGACCATTGATGGTGTGCCGTGGGGCCTGGTCGATGAAATCGCCCTCGACCCACAGGCCATGCGCGCCAAGCCCCGCATGTATGGGGAGCACCTGAGTGATTGGGCCGCGTGGATGTTTGTGCTGTGCACAGATACCTGGCGCTTCATGACACCCTTCAATCGCCATGTGGTCACCCGCAGCAGCCGGGTAGACAGCGAGGGCTTTACCGCCTTGGCTTTGCCACTCACCAAGGCGCGTCAGATGCACTTGGTTGCCGGGTCATGTCTGGTGCCATGGCATGAATCGCCGCTCAGCGCCCAGATGGTTCTGCGCATCAACGCTCACCCAGGCGGACCACTTTGGACCAACCTACAAGTGGATGAGTACGTAACTTATGCCAAGCCAAGTGACGCATTGACCCAGCATGCCCACACCATCACCCGGCTGCACGAACGCATGCCCAAGCTCACCGTGCAAGCACCGTCAGAGGTTGCTACAGACCAGTGGGTGGAGCTCGAAATCCGGGCTTCAGAGCCCGCCGATGCCTGGCTGAATGTGCACGCCGTCTCGGGCTATGTCCCACACCAACGCGTCCGGATGACTGCAGGAAGAGCCCAAATTCGGGCCCTGTCCCTGGGCCTGCGTGCTGGAGAAAACCTGCACCTTCAATTTGGATTTGGGGCCGTCACCGCACTGGCCCAAGGAGTGATTCATGTCATTTGACGCATCAGCGCACGCCCCGCCATCCATCATGGCGGTGGCCACACAAGCCAGTCCGCACCCAGGTGCATCAGCCGACGTCTCAGAGAACCACCCAACGTCACACCAGCGTTGGGTTTTTTCTTTATGGCCCAGCACCGTGTACGTCCAGCCCTCTGGCTTGTCGCCGGAAAGGCTTGAACGACTGGCAAAGGCCATCCTTCGGGAAGACGCCGAGCACCGCTGGGGGCCTGAAGCCTGGCAGTGCCGCAGCCATGACCTGTTGCAGGGGGGCGTATCCCCGGCGGATGGTCTGCATGACATGTTGGCGGTGGTCCGTGAGCACCTGCAATCCATCTGGGGCACATACCGCTACCGTTTGAGTGCCCACATCATGCGCTGCCAGCCGGGCTTTCATGTGGCTGAGCACATTGCCAGCTCGCGTGCTGGGCTCAATACGGTGTTGTTCTTGCAATCCGATTACCCAACGACCGACAGCCCCAATGTTCGAACGCCGGGTTGTATGGTCATTGGGAATCCGGCTAAACGGGCCAATGAAACCCTGTTGCCCTGGGAAACACCAGTGCATTTCCCGATCACGCCCCAGCCGGGCCTGCTTGTAACCATGCCTTTGTGCACGCCGCATGGTTACTTTCCGCTACGCACCCAGACGCGCGACACCCTGGCCATCGAGTTTCACTCGGTGGCAGAACCGGAGGCAGGACATGCTTGACGCCCGCAGTCCCGTTTCATTCGCCGATGGCGTTCTGGATCCGGGCGTAACGCAGGAGCTCGTCGATTGGCTGCAGCACCTTCAGTACCGTTACCACCGCATCACCAACAAAAACGAGCCGGAGCCATTTCCGATTTGGCACCGCGAATTATTGGGTCGGGACTGGCCCATCAACCACGCTTCAGACTACAGCTGCACGCCGCAGTTTCTTCAGCAGCAGGCGGGCGTGCTCTCTGATGTTTGGCGGTCATGCATGCGGGCGCTGCTACTGCCCGTCATGACCCAGTGCCATGGCGTCTACGCCAATGCCAACACCCACGGCAATGAAGGCAATGTCCACATCGACAGCCAGCACCCGCTGGACAGGACCCTGTTGATCTACGGTGTGCGGCAGTGGCAAGCGGGGTGGGGCGGAGAAACAGTTTTCTACGACCAGGAGGATCGCCTGCTGGGCTCGGTCATGCCCGCGCCCGCTCGGGTGGTTTTCTTTGCTGGGCACATCCGCCATGGCGTCAACCCCATCTCCCGTGCCTGCCGTGATCTGCGGCCTGTCTTGGTGTTCAAAACGCGGCTGCATGAGCCGCAAAAGGCCCTTTCATGAAGTTTCAGATTCACGCCTTGCGTCAAGATGGCCATAAAGTCTTGCTGCACTACAACAACCAGTTGTCCACGCTGACCTGGCAGGACGGCACACCCGTGGCGCCTGTTCAGCCTGGCAGTTTCCGGGATGCCACGGTGGTGTCGTTCAGCCAACCCGGCCGCAAGGGTCAGGTGCGCATCCTTAAGATCAGCCTGGGGCTGTCTTGCAACTACGAATGCAGTTACTGCAACCAGCGCTTTGTGCCGTATGCGGACTCGAGCAACCCGGATGACATCGAGCCGTTTATCAGTCAGCTGACCGATGCGCTTCTTGAACCACCTGAGCGCATCGAGTTCTGGGGCGGGGAGCCCCTGGTGTACTGGAAGACGCTCAAACCGTTGGCTGAACGCCTGCGTGACTTGTACTCGGACGCGCAGTTCAGCGTCATCACCAATGGCAGCTTGCTCGATGCCCAGAAAAACGAGTGGCTCGACCGCATGGGTTTTTCTGTGGGTTTGTCACACGACGGTCCGGGCCAGTCGACCCGTGGACCCGATCCATTGAACGACCCTGAGAAATGCGCCGCCATCATGGACCTGTATGCCCGCTTGCATCCTCTGGGCCGTATCAGCATCAACGCCATGGTCCATGCCAGCAATCAAAGCCGGGCGCAGATTCAGGCATGGATTCAGCAGCGGTTTGGCCAGGATGTGAACATCGGGGAGGGTGCATTCATTGACCCCTATGACGAAGGCGGCCTAGCTGCAACCTTGCAAACCAAGCAGGACCAGGTGCGTTTCAGGGCCTTGGCCTACAAAGAACTGCGCCAGGGCCTGGCTTCGCGCATGTCGGTGGCGCAGCAGCGCATCATGGACTTTGTGCAGTCTATCCGCTCAGCTCGACCAGCAACCTCGCTGGGTCAAAAGTGCGGCATGGACAAGCTGAACAACCTGGCGGTGGACCTGCACGGCAATGTGCTCACCTGTCAGAACGTCAGCGCAGCAGCCACTGCGCCCAATGGGCAGCCCCACCAAATTGGCCATTTGTCCAACCTGCAGGCGGTCAAGATGCGCAGCGCCACGCACTGGAGCCACAGGCCCGATTGCCCCAGTTGCCCGGTGCTGCAACTGTGCAAGGGTTCATGCATGTTTTTGCAAGGACCGCTGTGGGATGCAGGTTGCGACGCAGCTTATTCGGACAACGTGCCGTTTTTGGCTGCAGCCCTCGAGTACCTAACGGCTTGCATTCCATATTTCATCGACGGTGACTTTCGTGACGATCGCAAAGACATCTTCGGGCAGGTCCATGGAGTCCCGGAACAAAGTGCCAGACGCGTGATTCCGATCCTGGCCTACGACCGAACTGTCGCAGCCTGAGTCCAAACACAGTCAATTTGCCACTCACCCCAACTTCTACCCGCCTGGCTTCGGTCTGCGCGGATTTTTTACTTTGGAGAAACGTATGCCTGAACCGACAAGCTCTGGCGTGGCAGGGGCAGCCGTCGCCTACAAGGCCTTTGGCGGCACCGCAGCAGCCGTGGCCAGTGGGGCCACTTTGGCCGCCGTGGTGGTCATGCTCATGACGCCGCCGCGTGACAAACGTGAATGGGCCGTGGGGCTCATCAGCACCGTGGTCTCCAGCATTGGGGGCGGTGCCATCACGGTGGAGCATTTCCATTTGCACCATTGGGCGTTTTCTACGGTGGGTTTGTGCGCACTTGGCGGGCTTATGTTCGCCTGTGGTCTGCCCGGTTGGGCCATGGTGCGCTGGGTGTTCAACTTCATCGGCCAGCGCCGCGATGCCTCCATTGACCAGGTGGCCAAGGACGTGAAGGAGATGCTGTGAAACCGCAAGACTTCATCGCGCTCATCGGTCCAGCTGCCCAAGCCAGCCGCTCGCAGACAGGCATTCCCGCCAGCTTTGTGGTGGCTCAAGCCGCTTTGGAATCCGGCTGGGGTGAGTCGGGTCTGGCCAAACGGGTTAAAAACCTCTTTGGCATCAAGGCCGACCGCAGCTGGACGGGCCAGCGCATCACGCTCAACACCCGAGAGTTTCTGAACCAGCAGTGGGTGGTCATCCCGGCCGACTGGCGTGCCTACCCCGATTGGCAGGCCTGCTTGGTGGACCATGGGCAGTTTCTGCGCCGCAACAAACGCTACGCCGCCTGTTTTGCTTGCAACACAGGAAAAACCTTCGCCCAAGCCGTGGCCAAGGCCGGCTATGCCACCGACCCGCGTTATGCAGACAAGTTGATCGCCATGATCGACAAGTACCAGCTCGAAGCGCTGGACCCACCGCTGAACCTATCACCGGAGGCCACATGAGTTCGTGGCTATTACCTTGGCTTGGCGCCTTGCCCCTGCGATGGATCGTCTCAATCCTGCTTGCTGCAGGCCTGTTTGGGGCAGGCTTCCGGCAGGGACAGCAGGACGTCCAGCAAGCGTGGGACGTCGAGCGGCAGCAACAGCAAACCGCCGCCTTGAACCAATCCCTGCATGTAGCCCAGATCCAAACTCAGCAAGAGCGCATCAACCAGAAGATCTCGACCGACTATGAAACCCAAAAATCCATATTGGCACGCCGTGCCCCTGTGTTGCGCGATAGCGCTCTCAGCTTGTGCGTCCCGGCCAGTCATGCAGCCAGTCCAGTGTCCGCCATTGCCGAGCCTGCCCCCAGCGCTGATGCAGCCCCCGCCAACCCTGTACCTGATCCCGCCCGAGATGCGGGTGCCATCGGCTGCGAGCAATTAGCCCGCGATGCGACCGACACCACGCTCATGGTGTTGTCGTTTCAGCGCTGGTATGTCGAACAAGCCAAAGCGCAGGCCACGGCACAGCCTGCAGTGCCCGAACCTTGATCATTTCCAGACCCCGTCTGCGTTCACCATCCCCACCGGGGTGGTGGACCGCAGGCGGGGTCTTTTGTCGTTTCTGACGTAGATCTGCCAGTGTTGCTTACAGGTCTGTGCCAGCCGCCTGTTCCGCTTGACTTGTTTGCCCGGCAGAGCGTTCATGCTGGCATGAATGACAAGAGCAACAACACATGACTCCTCGGCTGCTTACGACCCAAGAAGCTGCCGAGCGCTTGGGCCTGACCCCCGGCAGCTTGCAGGAGCTGCGCTGGAAAGACGATGGGCTGCCCATATTCCAGAACGGGCTGTCCGTTCATTACCGGCAGGAAGACCTGGAGGCGTTTGAACAGCGCGAGTTGCGGACCCTGCTGAAGCAGGTGCTGCAACGCGAGCGGCCACTGCCTCTGATCCGGGCCATTGCTCGCTCGCTCGACCTGAGTGTCAACACCCAAGGTATAGAAAGCAACCCCGAGGTCTTCAAACCCGCCGAGCGGCAAGACTTGAAGCCAGCCCCCAAGGTCAAGGGTGCTGCCCCCATACCAATAGAGGAACCGGCTCAGGCGCCACCAGCCAAAGTCACGGCAGTCATTGACCTGAGCCTGCAGCCTAACCACGCTTGGTACCTGGTCCATACCAAGGGCAGGCAGGAAGACACGGCACTCACCAACCTGCAGAGGCAGAACTTTCGGTGCTACATGCCCATGTTGTATGTGGAGAAGGCCCGCCGGGGCAAGCCGACGGTGGTGGCCGAGCCCATGTTCCCCAGCTACGTGTTCGTGCAATTGGATGCCACAGGCAATGGCCAGAGCTGGTCACCCATCCGCTCCACGCTGGGCGTGCGTGAACTCGTCAAGTTTGGTGGTCACCCGGCCAAGGTCGATACCGATCTGATCACGAACCTGCACGAGCGTGAGCAGCTCCAGCAATCCAATCCCAAGGCGCTCTTTGCCGCAGGGGACAAGGTGATCATAACCGATGGCCCCTTTGCTGGCATTGAGGCGATTTACCAAACAGCCGATGCGGAACGGCGCTCGATGATCCTGCTGTCTATGCTCAACAAGCCTGTGTCCATGCGCATTGAGCCAGGCAAGTTGCGTAAATGTGGCTGA